AGCACTGTCTTGATGAGACTGCCTGCAAACTTGTAACGCTTTCCTCCGGCCATGATGGGCTCCTTGAAAAAGCCGCCCTAAGGCAGCGAAGTTGAAACACAGTGCGAGCGGGGAACTGCCCCCGTAAACAAGACCCCCAGCAAGCGTGAAAATCGCTCCGTAGCGGCGTTTTCAGCGCTGGGGGCATAGCTGACTAGCCGGAAACCTCGAAAACGCCTTCTAGGAGCTACGCAGGGGAATGCGGCGAGGGGTCTGACGACCCAGAAATCATGTACTGCAAGATGGCACGGTGGGTCTTGGTCTCGTCGTCGTAATCATCCATACTCAGGTCAAGGCGGGCGGGGGTAGGGAACGAAACCATCTTCCCCAGCACCTGCAAGCGCAGAGCGCGCATCGCGGAGTAGGTAGTTGCCACCACATCTATTTGCACCCGCACCTCTGCTGTTTGATCGTCGCCATCACCACACAAGTCCTCGATAGGCACGGAACTCACAAGCGAGTACCGAATCGCGGGCCAGACATACGTCCCACTCAAAGGCTGAGGAAAAACATTCGGGTAGACCCGGCCAGAGGTAAGGGAGCGTAGCTCTGCGAAGAGATCGACTTCAATTGTCATTTAGCCCTCCCGGTGGGCGCCAGCTTTGGCAGATTGATCTTTTCTATCCCCGTCTTGAGCTTGTCCCTCAACGCTTCAGCAGCGGGGCTCTCATTTCCCGCTGCCGTCTCGGCGTCGAAGGCAGGGAACATGAAAGCCTGGGCATCCATCTTAACGGTCCCGAACTCCACGAACTTCCAGTAGAAGGCATTGTTTGGATCGGCCCTCCCTTTCAGGACAGGACTCGTGTCTCCCTTCTTCCGCTTTGTCTTCTTCGACCTCACCGTCAACGCCCACATCTCGATCCCAGGACGGCAGGCCTTCTTGTCCCGATAAATGATGATCGACTTTTTCAATGTCCCTGTGTCTTTGGGGGCCAAGAGAATCGCACGGTCTTGGATGACCTTGATCCCCGCTTTGACCGAGGTCTTTGCGAGCTTCTCCTGCACCTCCCAGGTCACTTTCCTAAGCGCTTCTCCAAGCTCGCGCAGTCCTCGGAACTCAACTGTGACTTTGGTGGTCATCCCGTGTTCGCTCCACTTTCACAGAGCAAGACCAACTCCCGGTTGGCGTTGTTCGTGTTGACGACGCTCTTGATGTTGTAGAAGGTGCTGCCACAGCGCAGCCGCCAGCTAGAGGTAATGCCGGAGAGTGCCACAGACCAGCGCACGGTGATCTTCGTGATCGTCATCGACACGCCTTGCGCAGCCATCAACGCAACCTCTCGGCCTGACAAAGGATCAAACCGTGCCCACACTTTCGGCTTCGTGGCCCACGTCATGACCAACTCGCCAGTAGCGTTCTGCGTAGGCACAGGTTCATCGATGAACACCCGGGTGCGCAACTTCCCGGCTCTCATGCCATCCCCTTTCGAATCTTCCACAGATCGCACAGAGCTTGGATACCAAGCGGAATCTCTTGCAGGCTGACTTCTGTTGACTGTTCCCTGTTTTCGTAGAGGTGACCCAACATCAACAACACCGCATGCCGCAGGGTTCTTGGCAGGGGATGTGCCTGTGTGTCACTGTAGAGTGAGTAGCCAATGGTGTAGCTGATGACAACGGCTTGAAAGACCTGAAGCGTTCCAGGCCACGCTTTACCCACAGCAGGAAGCAACCACCCAGGCTGCTGAATGAGGTCCAGCACGTAGTCGGTATTAGGCACCGTTTGCTGAATGTTGCCCTCATCCTGATACTTGACCGACTCCACGGAAATGAGAGGGGCACCGGGGAGCAAAATTTCTGCCCAGGGAAACTTGTCAATCCTGCACTCTACCGTTCGCTCCGTCAACGCCAGCCCTGTGTAGCCCTCCACAAACTCCCTCGCGACACTCAGGTACATGAGGATGAGAGTGTCGTCCTCGTGCTCGGGGGGACTGCCAGCATCCGGCGTCACCCTCAAGTGCTTTCGGCACAATTCAAGACTGACCATCGGACTTGCATCCAGTTCCGATGTGACTGTGGGGGGCTGCATTGCCATGTGTGTTCACCTTCTCCTTTGAGGGGGTAGATCGCTTGACCGACGAGGTGTTGCCTCTTCTCCCCGCTTGCTCAATGAAAACGCAGCCTCGCGGGTTTCTACAGAGCCAGCCGGTGCTCGTGACGGGCGCATTTCTGGGCTTCTGCTTTGCGTAGACACCTCGCTTACCCGGCTCGGTGTCGAATCCCCTGCGCGCTTGACCAGCGACGCCACTACATCTCTGACCCCCACTGATTCGGACGGGTCGCGCAGTGGGTGTCTCTCCCAGTGCAAGATGTCTGCGACAACGGGAAGGGCGACCACGCAGTCTGGCGTCTGTCCCGTAAAGACCAACCTCCCTATCGGGATGATGTTGGTGACAAATATCTGTGGCCCGTATCCCTCAATGTTGAGGTCAACCCGCCCCGGAGCAAAGCCAGTGAAGATGTCCGGCAACCGGCCTTGCCAAGTGACATCAGCCCTCGGGGGGAGGGTGATGTGGTTGACGATGACCTTGATGCTCTGCCCAGCGAATCCAAGCACGATGGGCTGGGTCTGCGCACTGGCCCGCCCCTGCACTGTTACAGGCTGAAGCCCTGTGAACAGCGGTATGCTCCTTTCTGCGAATCCATCGAAACCAGAGTAGGCAAAAGACTCGTCAACCCACCTAGCAAGATTCAGATCGTCTAAGCTGAACCCTTCCTCGTCGAACGGGAGGTGTGCGGGAGCAAGCTCTGTGCTTGGGGGCAGCTTGACGATGGTGCCACGTATGCCAATTGGCAACTGCCCGGTAAACGCCCCCGTACCCTGCGCCGGGAGAAACGACTGCGGCACCCACAGCGAAGGTGCAAGCCCTGCAAAGAGTAAGACTACGGCGCCCGGGAACAACTCTGTTCCGCGAATGCTGATCGGCAACTGACCTGTGAATGACCCAGAGACTTGCGTGGGCAGCTTGATGGTTCCTTGGACCACCGTTGAAGTAAGACCCGTGAAAGCCGCGCTGACTTGCAGGGGCAGGTAGACATAGCCAAGAACGGGTTGCGCGAAAATTCCCGTAAAGGTCAGGGCTACGGCGCCCGGGAACAACTCTGTTCCGCGAATGCTGATCGGCAACTGCCCAGAGAAAGCACCTGTACCTTGCGCGGGCACGGCAACGATTCCGCGCAACACGATGGGCTGAAGCCCCGAGAAGGTAATTGATCCTTGCGCCGTGGAGAAGGGGAAGCCGAAAACCAATTGCGGGGCTTGACCAGAAAACGCTGCCGCCGCTTGCCCCGGAACCTTCACCACGTGCAGCGTGGCGTTGACGACAGATGCCAACCCCGTCGCCGTCAACACCGCGTTGACAACATCGATCCGAACATTGTGATCGACGAAAATTGCAGGCCCCACGCTGGAGAAAGCCAACGCTCCCTGCGTTGGTGCCACCAACTGAGGCACCCACAGCGAAGGCGCCAAACCTGTGAAGATCGCTGCTGAGACTCCTGGGAATACTTGCGACCCACGCAACGCGGCAGGCAACTGTCCAGAGAAGACACCCGTACCTTGGGCGGGCAACTGGATACTGTTTTGTACGACGACAGGGGCAAGACCTGTGAACGCCCCCGTAGCCTGAACAGGAAGCTTCAGCTCATCCTGAAGCGCAGTAAGAGCAAGCCCTGTAAAGCTCGCTGTCGCGACTCCGGGGAACGTCTGCAAACCTCGCAACGCGATGGGCAACTGTCCAGAGAAGGCGCCCGTTCCTTGTGCGGGCAGCTTGATGCCGTCTTGTATGACGACAGGGGTAAGACCTATGAACGCACCCGTGACCTGAACGGGATAGAGTAAAGAGTTCGAAATCGCTTGTGGCGATTGTCCAGAAACGATCAACGCTCCTTGCACCGGGAACATCGTCACGTGCAAGGAAAGCCCTGGGGTAGGCGCCCTTCCCGTCGCTGTCAGCGCTGCGTTGCCAACATCGAGCCGAACATTGTGGTCGACAAAAATTGCAGGCGCTGCGCTGGAGAAAGCCAACGCCCCCTGCACTGGCGCAAACAACTGGGGCGCCCAAAGAGAAGGCGCCAAGCCTGAGAAGGCCGCTGTTGCGACTCCAGGGAACGTCTGCGCCCCACGCAGTGCAACAGGCAACTGTCCAGAAAATAGCCCCACTCCTTGGGTGGGGGCAAGCAACCGGGGCAAGAGCAGCGATGGGGCCAACCCAACGAAGCCCAACGCAACGGTGGCAAGAAATGCAGGGGTGTCTTGCAGCGTGTTCGGCAACTGCCCCAAGAACGAGACCGTTGCTTGATCTGGCAGCGCGCTGGTGTCTAGAACAAAATCGAAGCCTCCTATTTGGAAGGCAGTGTGCTGAAGGAACGCAACAGGGCCAGTGATGAACTCAAGAACTTGTCCAGAAAAAGCCGCATCCACTGATGCAGGCTGCGTGATACTCCCGTGTACCGTAACAGGCGACTGCCCTGTGAACGTCGCCGTGCCCTGAGCCGGGAACTTGAGAATGTCTTGGATCGGTGTTGGAGCAAGCCCTGTGAATGCACCCGTGGCCTGCGCGGGCGCAAACAACTGAGGCAAGAGCAGTGATGGCGCCAACCCTACGAGGCTCGCAGCACCTGTGCCTGGGAGTACGGCACCAGCATAAATTGCAGCAGGCGACCGTCCTGTGATTGCCCCCGCAGCCTGCGCCGGGAACGTGAGAATGTCTTGAACCGTTGTTGGAGCAAGCCCTGTGAAGCTCGCTGTCGCGACTCCTGGAAATACCTGAGCCCCATACACCGTGACGGGCGACTGCCCCGCAAAAGCTGCCTCCACTGGCGCAGGCTGCACGATGCTCCCGAACACCGTGACAGGTGCCTGCCCAGTAAACGCCGACGTACCCTGCGCCGGGAACTTGAGAATATCTTGAAGCGGTGTTGGCGCAAATCCTGCGAACGCCCCTACACCCTGCGCGGGGGCAACCAACTGAGGCAAGAACAGTGATGGTGCCAACCCTACGAAACTTGCAACCACTGCACCGGGGAAGACAGCCTCCGCGTAAAGTGCAACAGGCAACTGTCCTGTGAACGTCGCCGAAGCCTCGTCCGGTAGTACACGGGTATCTAGAACAAAATCGAAGCCCCCTACTTGGAAGGCAGTGTGCTGAAGGAATGCGACAGGGCCAGTGGTGAATTCAAACACCTGCCCCGCGAAAGCTGCACCCGCTGACGCAGGCTGAGCGATTCTCCCGTGTACCGTTACGGGCAACTGCCCAGTGATTGCCCCCGTACCCTGAGCCGGGTACTTGAGAATGTCTTGAATCGTTGTTGGA